GATTTGATCAACATTGATCTTAACGGCCGTTTCTGCTAATGTATTTAGTACAGCTTCTGCTTTTAAGTCATTTAGTTTTTCACTATTATTAACTAAATTATACAGTCTCTGTTCTTTAGCTAGTTCAGTATTTGAGAAATATTTTTTTAAAATTTTAACCGCAGGTGAGTCACCTTTAGTCAGTACATCATTAGTGACTTGACGTACTAGTAATTCAAATATAATACCGGTATTCTTTACCTTTGAGTGCTTTATTTGCATGTTAGAATCTGCTAATAAATATATAGTTAATTAAAGAGACATGATATTATCTTCACTTAATAAACCATCGTTGTCTTTAGTTTCAAATAAATTGATTTTTCTAAAAGTAGACAAACCATCAAATGTGTTTTTATTTTGAAGATAAACAGCTTGTGTAGATTCTAATGCTAAAGGTGAACCTCCTTTATATTGAGTTTTACCTAATTTAGCATCACCTTGCTCTGGAGCACTGTATTCTTTTCTACCTAATCTGTCTTTACCAAATGGTGATTTTTGTGTGTCAATTGTAGATACTTTTGATTGAGGACGACCAGACATTTTTACAATGTTAGGTTGTTTTTCATCATATCCTAAAGGAATTTCACTAGGTGCGTTTGGTGAACTTGTATAACGACCTGTTCCATATAATGTAGCTAATTGATGAGGTGTTCCAAATGCTTGACCAGTTTCAGCTGGATCGTTTCCTTCTTCTTCAACTTGTTTCATTCTAAACAATCGTTTTTTGTCTTCAATAACTAAATCACGATATTCATCAATTTCATCTTCACTGAAATGAAACACATTATCATAAATCCAATCAGAAGGCATTAAGTTAGATTCTTGAATTTGTTTAGCTAAATCTACTTTTTCTTTCATTAAAGCTATGCGTTCTTGATCATATATAATTGATGGTGTTGTTAAACTTAATTCAAAATTTGTTAAAGCTTCACCATCATAACCTTGTACATATAAGTGTACTAAAGCAATTTTAGTTAATTCACTAACTAATATACGTTGAATTCTTTCTACTGTGCGAGCGAAACGAATGTCTTCAGCTGCTAATGTAGCTTTACCAGTTAAGTCTTTTTCATAACCCATAAACGCTTTAGGTACTTTAAGAGCAGCAAATAATTTGTCTCTTAAATATTTTACGTCCTCAATAGCAGAAGCAAATTGACCACCTGGAAGTGCATCAATTTTTGTATTATTCTGTCCTCCGCGAACAGGAATAAAATAATCTTCATCTACTGACATTGGATTGTAACGTAAATCAACACGACCAGTATTTTGGTCTACAATTTGATTACGCTTCATTGAAGTCATTGCACGTTGCATATATTGCTCAACTTCTTGTGGAGGAATGTTGCCAACATCAATATAAAATACTTTACGTTCTGGTGATCTTGTAATACGATAAGCCATCATTGCATCTTCAAGCAATGTAAGTTGTCTCCAAATTCTTCTTGCTGGATCTAAAACGGAAGTGCCGTATGGAGAATATTTATCGTTTCCAAGAATTCTAAAATGCGCTACTTGCCAATTTTCAAACGTTAAACCACCAGAGTTCCATTGAAATTGAACGTAATTAGGATTTGTTGGATCTTTACCTTCCATTCTTTCAATTTGGTTTGCAGGAAGACCAATAGCGGATTTGATACCTAATGTTTCATCAATATCTAAATATAAAAAATGGTCGCCATATTTACACATATTACGACACCAATTAAAAAGATTTGAATCAAGATTTAAAGTTTTATTATATAATGTGTTCAATATAGATTTTATTTCTTCATTTCCACATTTAATATTTAACATATTATTAAGTTCATTAGACGTTGTCATTTCATCTGCATAAATATCAAGAGCAGATGCAATCTCTGGCATGTATTCCATTTGATCAAAATCGATATACCTATCGGCTCGATTCTGATTTGACATCATTTTAGAAGAAAAATTTTCGTATGGATTATAAACAGATTTTTTAAACTCTAAACCACTAGCAGATGTAAATTTCTGACCAAATTTATCTATTTGGTTTCGTCTGTATCTACTTTGAACTGGTTGATTGTAATTTACAATTGGTCCAGAAAATAGTTTTGTAAGCCTCTTAAACAATTCAGAGTCTTGATTTTTAGTATTATTAAATTTTTGATCTGCCATTTTTATCCTTTATAAACCCAGAAGAACTGCTCGTATTGCTGTTTTGCTTCATTTCTGGAAATAGTTAAATCTTTATTGTAACCTTGCATACCAGGTATTTTTGTATCCATCATTGTATTGCTTTTTACAAAACTTGTCAACATGGCTTTCTTATATTCTAGTTCTCTTTGATTTGTTTGAAATACTGTATCTTTAATCCAACAAGCAATTGCTAAAGACATAACTAAATCGTCATTATATCCTTGCATCGCTTGTGGTCTGCCTAATGACCATATAAATGTATCTAGTTCGTTAATTGTTCTTAATGAATTAATTGTAACAGATTTATTTCTAATAAACTCTTCAAGCTTTGCAATTATTAATGGTCTTGATTTGTGTGATGTTGTAAAACCAGGAACTGTATTCAATGCACCTTCAGCAGATATTTGATCTACATAATCTCCAGAACCTTTTGTTGAATAATAAATATTTGGATAATTAGCAACAATAATTTTTTCAACTACTGAAAATCCAAGATTATTGTTTTCTACAACTATCATACAATTACCATATTCTTTACCAGCAGTTACTAAGAGATTAGCAAAGTCTTCTGTACTTAATTTTCCTTGATACTCTGCTACTTGCTCAAAAGAATCAATATCTATTATATGAAATACAGAATTATCTTTACCATCGCCTCTTGCAACGTCTGCTACAAGAACGTATGATTTTTCTGAATTAAACTCTTTCCAAATCCAATAATTTCTATCGGCACTTGTTCTATGTTTAGGTTCTTTAAAATTAGAATGTAATCTTTCCAAATCGTCTGGTTCAATGACAGTTTCACCAGATGCATTAAAAGAACATTCATATTCTTGAGCAATTTCTCTTTTTGACATATTTCTGGTTTCTTTTTCAAACCAAGATTGATCTCTGTTTGGATGAGCAGACCAATGTAATTTTATTGGATGAAAATCATTTATTCCACTTTCTGCATCAATATATGTTTGATGAAACCAATTACCTACACCATTTGGAGTTGAAATAGCTATACAACGACCACCAGTAGCCATTGTAGGATAAACGCCTGTCCAAAGGTCTTTCATGTTTTCAATAAATGCTGCCTCGTCCAGAACAAGCAAAGAAAGAGCCTCAGAACGACCAGCATCGCCAGAAGTTGCTGAAGCTTTAATTTGAGAACCATTTGTAAGTTCAAATGAATTTCTATTATCTATAGATACATCGGCAATCATTAACCAATCTGGCAAACTTTTAATGATGTACTTAACTTTTTTTACTAAGTTAGATGCTGAAAGCAATTTAGTTGCTAAGATAAGAACATTCTTATCTCTGTGAAACAACATTAACCAAGCAATATACCCTGCAACAATTGTTGAAAGTCCTAACTGTCTTGCCTTTAAAACTACATTAAATCTATAGTCTTTCATATCTTTTAGAACTTGATCTTGAAATTCAAATGTTCTAAAAGGTATTGGACCTTTTTGTGTATCAGAAATTTTTGCGTATGTATTTAAAAAATAAATTGGATCTTTACCACACTTTAAAATTTCAGATTGTATTTGTTGTTTTGTGGGACGGTAAACAGCCATTTCATTTTAATCTTTTTTCTTTTCTGCTGGTCTTTTATCGTTTTGTGCTTTTTTAGCTTTTTCTCTTCCCATAGAAAGAAACTTTTTTGTAATATCTCTTATTGTATCTTCAGAAGGTGAGCCAACTGGTAAAACAGATTTGTCTAAAGAAGTAATCTCAAACTCTTGATACATAGAAAGGTCTGTTCTTGTTCTTGAAATAGGTTGAACAAAAATATCTACTTCATCAATTGGTTTTAATGAAAGGGTGTTACCTGTTATTGTTTTATATTCTTTCTTTAAAAATTTAACAATGTCAGCCATTACACCTTCCATTTCAGATTCAAATTTGCCACCTTTATGAACTTCTTTCATAGAAATTTCACTTTGATAAGTTACACAAAGTTTATTTCCTTTAAATTTAACTTTGAACCCATCAATAATTCTTGAATCAAGAATTGGGTCACCCTCTTCTCTACGGAGTCCTATTTTCTTTTCTTCTCCACCAACATTATACTTACTAATATGTGAACCATCATAAGCATTTGCTGCTGCTTGTGCGATGCCTTGAATTATTTCAAGAGTAGTAGCCATTATACAGTACCTCTTACTTTATCGTATTTAAGTGCATGATAAACAGAACCAACGTCTTTTTCCATTTGAGAAACTTTTGATTGCATCCATTCTGGGAGATTTTCGCCGTCTTGTATCATATCGTGAAGTTTTAATGCGTATTCACCAATCTTAAAAAGTTGGCTTTTTGTCATATAACCTTCATAATCTAATTCTTGATCTTGACCTTCAACAGTCTCATCGTATCCTTGTGGCATATCTGGGGGTGGGCTATCAAACCCAAATTCTTCTGCTTGATCAGAACCTAACATAGAATTTGCTGCTTGTGCGCCTTGCATTTCTAAAAGTGTTTCGCGTTCCCACTCTTCTTTAATTATTTGCTTAAGTTCTTCACGACTTACTGTTATTTTCATTTGGCCTCCATCCTGTTTTCCATCTTTCTTCTCTCCCTTCAACCCATTGAATATAGCATTTTCTACAACAATCAAATCGATTCATATATAAATCATCAGATAAATCAAAAGAATAAATTTGGCAAACGGGACAACTTCTTTTGCTGTCTTTATTAAGTAGTTTTTTAGAAATAAAAATACCACCAACATCAATCTTTTGATCTTTTTGTTGTTCTTTTTTAGAAACTTCTTTTAGTTGGTTTAAATATTCTTTTTCTTTGTCTTCATTCCAATAGTGTTTTGGATTTGCAATTGTATCTTCACCATACTTTTGTGCTATGGCTTTTTCAATTTTCACAATTTCATTTGGATCTTTCATAATTTTTTCCAATCAATTCCATTCCAAAATTCAAAATTTGGAAGGTTTGCTTTGTATTTAAATAATTCAAAAAAATCTGCTATATATAAATATTTATATTTATTTTTGTATTTATCAATTAAATAATAAAAAGATAAAGTACCATAAGATTTTTTATCATGTACGTTATTCATAACAGAATAAAAAATTTGATCTTCATAAAAATTAACTCTACCCCAAAATATATCATCAAAGAAAAAATCTAAATAATTATCACTTTTATAATCTTCAATATTTTTTGGAATTAAAATTTTATCATTATTAGTTTTATAAGATATGTTAATTTTATTAATTTGTTTTTTTCTTGAATTAGAAATTTCTTTTAATTCTAGTCTTGAAGAACAAGTTTGATACCAAATATTGTTAAATGGAACCCAACCATTTTCAAACATAAATTTACAAGATTCATTTTCTCTAATTGCCTCTAAGTGCAGTAAAGGTTTTTCACCATCAAAAATAGTATTTTTATGATTTATTAATAGTTTCATTATCTAACTGGTTATATGTGTCAGATCTTTTTTTATTTGATTCACCATTTTTCAAATCTGTATGGTCATAGTTCATAATGTCAGTATCTGGTGTAACCCACCTAGCATTTCTTTCTGCCGTCCATAATGTAGTATTATATTTTCTATTTATTACTAAATTTTCTTTGACTGTAAATGAAGGATCATGAATAGTTAAACGATTATTTGGTTGTATTGCAAAATTTCCATTATCCATTGCAATAAAGTGACCACATTTATGTTGTGATGGAAACTCACTTAATCCAAAATCTGTTTCTGAGGAGTCAGA